TTACGCGCCAGACGGTCGAGCTTTGCGATAAGCAGTGTCGCGCCAATCTTCTTGGCGTGCGCCAGTGCCTTGGCTAGCTCCGGGCGGTTGGACTTCTTGCCGCTTTCCACCTCTGTGTATTCAGCGACAATGTCGTAGTGCGCACATGCGTGCTTCTGTGCCTCAAGGCCAAGGCCGGACTGGCCTTGACGCTGAGTTGATACGCGGTAGTAGACTATGAATTTCATGGTTATGCTCCCCTTACCAACGCTTCCAAGTGCCGTCACCAGCGCGCTCAAAATCTGCAACAAGTTGTTGAGGCCGACCCCACGGCGAATATACAAGCTGGGCAAGTATGACTTTACCAACGCGGTTCTCAGCAACACCGCGCTCACTATCCCAACCGCCGCGCTCTACTTTGCGCCAAATAATTTTGTGGTCTTTAATCTTGCCTTTTTTCTGGCCACGCACGTAACGCGGCAGTCCATCAAGCATATCCGCTGGCACAATACGCGCTGCGTATTCTGCGCCGAAGTCTGTCCAAAGCCATGCTGACCGGGTGGCGATTTCTGCGTAATTAGTCATTCGTGTCTCCCTTGTTCAACTAACGGTCAACGTGCCGTCAACTATTATATATCACCTTGCTATCATAAGTTCAAGGGTAGATAGCAAAAAAATATCAGGGCGATATCATGGCAACAACAAAACCAACATTATTGCGGCTCAGAACCAAGACGGTTTTGATGCTGAAGGAAGCAGTCGAGCAATCCGCGCATCGCTCGATGGCGTCACTGGCTGATGAGATACTGGCGCAAGAATTAGAAAAGCGCCTGACGAAAGACGGGTCTGACTTAGACCGTGTGATAGCGGCGGCACGCAATGGTTAACTCTCGCAACAAGGGCGCATCGTTTGAGCGTGATGTAAAGAACAGGCTGCACGATGCGCTTGGGCTGGAGTTTCGCCGGGTGCTAGACCAGTGGGCAGAGGCTGGCTTGCCTGACCTGACCTGTGAAGATGACGCGTTCCCCTTCGTGGTGGAATGCAAACGATACAAGCAGGGCAGTACGTTTGCCTCGCCCAGTCATTGGGATCAAGTGTGTACAGCGGCGACAAAGGCCGGGAAGATACCGGCGCTGGTCTATAAATTCGATAGACTGCCGGAGCGCTGGCGTGTACCTATCGAGGCATTGGCAATGCTGGCCACGTTTGAGCGACAGCCCGGCGATGGCTATGATTGGAAGTATGCAGTCGAGATGACGTTTGATGATTTCTGTATGGTAGCAAGGGAGTTGATGTGCAATGAAACTAGCGAGTGAAATGAGCGTGGAAGAGTTTGCCGCGTATTTAAAGGCACGCCGAGCGGCGTTATTTGCTGTGCATACAAAAGACAGCAACCCTTGGCGCAACCCGAAGTGGCGTAGCGCTGTGATATCTGCACATACTGCGCGGCAGTCAATGCAACGGCGTAGGTCAAACAGGCGGCCAAACAAATGATGCGGCACGTTGATTTATGTAGCGGCATAGGTGGCTTTGCGCTGGGGTTTGAGTGGGCTGGCTTGTCACGCCCAGTCATGTTCTGCGACATTGAGCCGTGGTCGCGTAAGATTTTAGCAAAGCATTGGCCTGATGTGCCAATCGTAGAAGATGTAAAGGTGTTAGCAAATGAGCCAGAAAAAATCCCAGCCGGGGGACGAGATACAATTCTTACTGCCGGGTATCCTTGTCAACCATTCTCACAAGCCGGGAAGCGCCTTGGCACGGAAGATGACCGCCACATCTGGCCGTACATCCGCGAGATTGTTGCACAAAAACGACCCGCTTGGTGCGTTTTCGAAAATGTTTATGGTCATGTCTCCATGGGTCTCGACCAGGTGCTATCTGACTTGGAAACCGATAGCTACGCCACAAGGGCGTTTATTGTACCGGCTTGCGGTGTCGATGCCCCGCACAGACGAGACCGCGTCTGGATCATCGGGCGATTTATGGGCGACACCGAGGGCATCGGACGGCACGGGTGGGCCGAGGAAGCTGGACGAGCAAGGCAGACGCATCAGCCAGACGAACCCCGACCTGAAATTCGGGGCGAACTTGGCGGATCAGGCGAGGATGTGGCCAACGCCGACAGCGAACGAGGATGCGGCAGGTACACCGAATGGGAAGATGCAGAAGATGCTGGGCAATCATCCGGGAGTGAGCGGAACTACCCCAGAGGAGTGGAGTTCTGGCAGCCTGAACCCAGCGTGGGTCGAGTGGCTAATGGGATACCCAGAAGGGTGGACAGAATTAAAGGATTAGGCAATGCAATCGTACCACAGATTGCGATGCATATTGGGATTGTCATACGACAATGCGAGGCCAGCGCTACTGGTCAGTAAAGTGTAAAGGAAAATAAAATGGCACTTGGTTTAGTAAATGAAAGCGGTGGCGGTGGTAACATCACGCCTATTATTAAGTTTGACGCAAAGGTGGGTGAGTTCTACCGCGTTGAGAGCGAGAACGTAGGCGGCGAATGGGTGCGTGAAAGCATCGAAATGGCGTTGCCGTTCGAGGTCGCAATCGACATGGAAAACATCGAGGTCGGCTATATGGCGTTTGTCAGCAACCGCCCGGACTTCCACATGGTCAAGTTGGGTGACCGTATGCCGGACAAGCCGACACCAGACCACAAGTCTGCGTTCCGTGTAAAGCTGGTGAACCGCGAGATAGGCTTGCGTGAGTTCAGCAGTCAGTCGAAGATGGTGCAGTCGGCGTTTGACCAGCTACACAATCAATATGAGGCTGAACGCGCGAACAACCCCGGTCTATGCCCGGTGATGAAAGTCACCGCGACAAAGACTGCGACAGTGAACACACCGCAGGGCGAACAGCGTTTCAAGGTGCCGGTGTGGGAAATCAGCCAGTGGACAGAGCGTCCATCGGCATTTGATGGCGCGGAAGCGCCTAGCGCACCGGTTCCAACGCCGGAAGCGCCTGTTGAACAGCCAGCCTCTAGTGGCGCTGACCTGTTCTAGCAGTTGGTAGGGCGCTGGGTTTTCCTCCCTTTGCCAGCGCCCTACCATTTCCAAAGGGGAAGAGGGAATAAGATGACACAGAATATAGCAGCATATATAGAACAGATAGCCCGGCATTACTGGGGCGACCCAAAGGAAAAGCGCGGCCATGAGTTGCGCTGGGGTACGCACGGGTCAAAGAGCGTGGATTTGCGCAAAGGCACATGGTTTGACTTTGAGGCCAACGAAGGTGGCGGGGTCATAGACATGGTGCGCATCAACGAAGGCGCACAGTTACGCAGTCTGCCGGAGATATTGGAAAAGCAGTTTGGCATAGCCAAGCAAGTGCAGCAGAAGATACAGCCAGCGCGGTACATGTCAAAGGCATACGACTACATAGATGAGCATGGCGAGTGCATTTATCAGGTCGTGCGATACGAGCCAAAGACATTCCGGCAGCGTAGGCCGGACGGCAAGGGCGGCTGGGTATGGAACGTCAAGGACGTTACCCCGGTGCCGTACAATCTGCCGGACATTATCGCCAACCCAAACAAAAAGATATTTGTAGTGGAAGGCGAGAAGTGCGCAGACGCGCTAAAGAAGCTGGGCGCCGTAGCAACAACCAGCCATGGCGGTGCCAAGAACTGGCACGCGGATCTAAATAAATGGTTTGCCGGGCGTGACGTTGTGGTGTTGCCTGACGCTGACGAGGCTGGACAGGCACATGCTGACGTTGTGGCGGCTAACCTGTTGCCCGTGGTCAACTCTATCAACTGTGTCAACTTACCGGGCTTAGACGATAAGCAAGACGTTTACGATTGGCTACAGGCTGGCGGTACGAAGGAAGAGCTAGCGGCGCTGGTCACATCGGCACAGCCGATTGAACAGGCGCCGGACGTACAGGATAACGTACAAGAAGAGCGCCCGGATGTGTTCGATGTGTATGATGTACACTATCTGCGCAATATGCCGCCGGTGGAGTGGCTGGTGGATGGGCTGCTAACCAAGCATGGTTTTAGCGTGCTGTATGGTGAGCCGGGCGCCGGTAAATCATTTTTGGCGATAGACATGGCACTGTCAGTGGCGTATGGCAAGGCGTGGCACAACAACCCAGTGCAGCGTGGCGCAGTGCTGTACATCGCTGGCGAGGGTGTCGGCGGCTTGGGCAAGCGTATCAAGGCATGGCAAGCGCATCACAAGCTAACAGCGGATGTGCCGTTCTATGTTCTGCCCACAGCGGTGAGGTTCCGCGAACCTGAAGATGTGGAGCGCTTACTGCGCACGATAGACAACCTCGATACCAAGTTTAGCGCGGTGTTTGTGGATACTGTAGCGCGCGCCTTGCTCGGCGGTGATGAGAACAGCGCAACGGACATGGGCCTGTTTGTGGATGCGTGTGAGATAGTAAAGCGCCACTGCGAATGTGCGGTGGTGGCGATACACCATAGCGGCAAGGATGCGGCACGCGGTATGCGCGGAAGCACGGCGCTGTTGGGTGCTGTGGATACAAGCATCAAGGTAAGCAAGCTGGAAGAGACGGTAACGCTGGCGACAGAGAAGCAGAAGGATGCGGAGCCAATGCCAGACGCGGCGTTTACGATGACCCCGGTTGCGTTGATAGACGATGTCAGCGTGGTGATGACCCAGGCTGATATGCCGGAGAAGAAACCGCGTAGTGCAAAGCTGACAGAGCCGCAGAAGATAGCGTTGCAAGCACTGCGTAATCTGTCTGTCGAACTAGGCCAAGAGCGCGTGCCGGTGACAGCGTGGCACGACAAACACCGTGCGAAAACACCCGATAGCACGCGTTCTAGGCGCAGAGATGCAAGGGATGCGTTACAGACAAAGCGTGCGATTGTGATAGAAGGTAGCTATGTGTGGGAATACAAAGACTTATAAGGAAACGTGCGACTGTAAAAACCTTAAATCGCACGGTCGCACGCTGAAGTCGCACGCGTGGTGTTGTGCGATAATCCCTATGGTTATCGCACGCACGCACGCACAGCACGGGAAAGGGTAAGGGTATGGCAAAGAGAAGAGTAAAGAAACCTGACACGACAGCATTGCGGCGTATGATGGGCAGCAATGTGACTAGCGAGGCAACCTATCGAAAGATACAAAACTACCTCACAGAATATGACCGGGTGGTGTCTGATTATGAAAGGCGTTGGGGTGTGGAGAGATTGCCCAACCTTGTGTCGCCTGAACTGCGCGACAGGTTCTGGCAACAGATGGACAAGCTCAACGATGCTATCCATCGTGATGCGGCGGTGGATGTGGAACATCATGTGGCTGTGACCTTGCGTGCTTATGATGCGCTGGAGAAGGAAGCCATCGCGCTGGGCGGCAAAGAGATTGGCATGGATGTGTGGACAGCGCATGCTGATGGCAAGGTCGTTGCGATAGCGCGTGATGAACAGGCTGTGAAGCCCATCAAAGAGGACATGCCAGACGCGCTGGTGTATTGTGTGCAAGAGGTGGCGGTGATACTGGCCAAGTGGTCAGAGCAAGCGCCGGTTGTTGCTGAAGTCAAGGACATGTTCCCCGGTGCAGTGGTGAGTGACGTTAAACCAACCATGAAGGATAAGCTCGATGACGACATCCCTTTCTGAAAATAAGCGACCGTACAGCGTCATGCCAATGCGTGCGTGTGGTGACCGCAAACTAAAAGAGCGTGAGTTTCGCGTTCTGGGTGCGCTGTGTGCGTTTGTTAATCGTGCTGGGGTATGCTGGCCATCGCTCGATACCCTATGCTCAGTAAGCGGTTATGCGGAAAGAAAGAGCATATTGGAAGCGATGAAGCGTTTGAAGGCTGGTAACTATGTGCGACAGCTAAACCCAAAGGATTACCAAGAGACAGCCAGCGGGTGGAAAACAAACAGGTATCAGGTGCTGTGGAAGGGTGATGAGCCATTGCCAACCTATGAAGATATACACACCGCCAAAGCGCTACAGCTACGCGCAGACCAAGAGGATGATACCAGTAAAGAGATAGGGGGTCTGGGGGATGCGCAACCACAGACAGACACGCACGCTGGCGAACTCTGCCACGCCTACTTGCGCGCCGTCCAACAGGCGACAGGACAGGTCAGGCTGTACGATAATGAGATAGCACACGCCCGGCGGCTGGCATTGCGTGACGTATCGGCTGACGATGTGCGCGCCGCTACGCTTGCGGTGTGTGACCAAGCGATAGAGAGGCGTGCCGGTGTGCCAGCGCTTGCTGACGTAGTGCGCTATTTTGACGTACAGGATAACAAAGGTTGATTTGCTTGTGTACAGCGCGCAAAACTGCGGCCCGGCAAAAAAGCGACCCTTGCCCCCCGCCCCCGCCGGGTACTGTACGGGGGGTCTCACACAAAATTTTCCCCGGATCTGACGTATGATTTGCCCTAGCTGCGGAGCCGACCATCACCAGCTATATGACGAAGTCGCAGAACTATGCGAATGCTACTGGTGCGGCCACCGCTATTGCGCAGAAGAGCAAGACGATGATAATGTAGAAACACCAACATTAAGGGAGCTTGGTATCAATGTATGAAGAGGAAATGCGTTGCGCCGATTGCGGGTGCGTGGATATAAAATGGGAGGACGCCGAGCATTGCCGGTGCAAGCGTTGCGGCTGTCCTATGACGGAATATGTGCCAGTGGTTTATTCTGCCGGTGACGGGTCTATGGAAAAGCTACTGGCCAACGGGCAATGCCCTAAGTGCCAGACAGAGATGCACGGCGACCTGAAATGTGAGACATGTGGCTTGGAGATAGTAGGGTAAGAATTGTGGATATATTAGACGAGGCGAAAAACGCAGTTGCCGACCGTGGCAAGAATTACGGTAGCGTATATATCAACCATGAGCGCATAGCCGCGCAGTGGTCGATTACGTTGGGTACTGAGGTCACCGCAGAACAGGTGGCCATGATGATGGTACAGGTGAAGCTAGCGCGTTTGATGGAGACGCCCGACCACATGGATAGTTGGGTAGACATTGCTGGGTACGCATGGACAGGGGGCAATTGTGTCCAAGAAGCCCCTGACAACTAGGCAACAGCGCGCGGCGCTGTCAAGCCCTGACGCAGACCGCCGGGAAGCGGTGGTACAGGAGCTAGAGGCTATCGCGGCTGGCGAGGCTACAGATGTGATTAGCTGGGATGCCATGGGTCAGGTGCAGCTTACACCATCTGACCAGTTGCCGGAACGCGCCCGGCGTAGCATCAAAAAGGTGAAGGTAACGCCAAACCAGCACGGCAACACCATCGAGGTGGAGATGCACGACAAGCTGTCGGCGTTACGCTTGCTGGCAAAGCATCGCGGTTTGTTGGAGCCGAACAGCGATGACCAACGCCCGTCCATGATAGGCATCAACGTGACCGGGCCGCAAACCACAACCTATGAGGTGAAGGATGGTGAAGATACACCAGATGACGCATAACAAGTTTGTGCGGTTTTTTTCTGACTACGTTATCTGTGACCATTGCGGCGAGGATACGCGTGGCCGGTGCTACGCTGAGACACAGCAAGTTGTTTGCTCTAAATGCAAGGGCGTGCTGTTGGATATTGACGAGCGCATGACCGACCCTGATGTTACAGAGGGCATGATGATAGTAACGTATATACCTGGAGACTTTGATGGCGAGAGCGACTAGAGCGACCGACAGGTCGCGGCGCAGAACTAAGCAGCCGACCACAGAGGCGCTAAATGGCCTTAACCTTGATTTTAGCGAAAGCCCGACCGTATGGGATTTTTTAAACGACAACTCTTTTGTGCGGGGTCTACTTGGGCCAGTAGGCTCTGGAAAGACTTATGCCTCGCTGGCCGAGGTGATGCTGCGTGCTGTAAAGCAACCACCTTCGCCTGTGGACAATGTAAGATATACGCGTTTTGCCGTAATCAGAAACAGCTACCCGGAACTGCGCACAACGACCATTAAGACATGGCAAGAGATATTCCCGGAGAATACTTGGGGCCAGATGCGCTGGTCGCCGCCTATCACGCACCACATTAAGTTGCCGCCGCGTGATGACACGCCGGGCCTTGATTGCGAGGTTATCTTTCTAGCGCTCGACCAGCCGAAGGATGTGCGCAAGCTGTTGTCACTTGAACTGACCGGCGGCTTTATTGACGAGGCACGCGAACTGCCAAAGGCGGTGGTCGATGGCCTGACATCGCGTGTCGGTCGTTACCCGACAAAGCGACATGGCGGTTGCCCTTGGCGTGGTGTGTGGCTCTCAAGCAATCCTATGGACTCGGATCATTGGTGGCATCTTCTAGCGGAGAAAGAGCCTATTCGCGGCAAGTACCCATGGAAGTTCTACAAACAACCCGGTGGCGTTATCGAGGCTACGAAGGAACACGAAAACAACATATTCGCCGCTAACAAGTATTGGATAAACAACCCCAAGGCAGAGAACACAAACAATCTGCCGCCCGGCTACTACGAACAGCAGCTAGCCGGTAAGACGCTGGATTGGATCCAGTGCTACGCTGGCGCGCAATATGTGTATGTACAGGACGGCAAGCCCGTGTGGCCGGAGTTCAGCGACAGCCTTATGAGCGCCGACCTAGAGATTGAGCCGCTATGGCCGGTGCATATCGGGCTTGACTTTGGTTTGACCCCTGCTGCCGTGTTTGGGCAGAAGATGGCTAACGGGCGCTGGCATGTCGTGCATGAGCTTGTCGCATTTGACATGGGCCTAGAGCGTTTCTGTCACCACCTGATGGCCGACATAAACACGCACTTTCCTAAGAGCGAGGTGTTTATCTGGGGTGACCCGGCTGGTGCAAAGCGCGATGAGATATTCGAGGTGACCGCGTTTGAACACATGCGCACGCTTGGCTTGCGCGCACAGCCTACCGCGTCAAACGATTTTATGGTGCGCCGGGAAGCTGGCGCATCGCCAATGAACCGGCTTATAGACGGCAAGCCGGGGCTATTGGTAGACCGCAAGTGCAACCGCACGCGCAAGTCGCTAGCTGGTGGCTATCACTTCAAGCGCGTTGCCATGGGCGGTGGTCAGGAACGGTTTAGAGACGCGCCGAACAAGAACGAGCATTCGCACGTTGGCGATGCGTTTGGCTATCTGATGATGGGGTCTGAGCATCGCAACCTGATACGCAACAATCACGGGCGCCAGCAAGTCAAGCAGATGGTGGCCAAGATGGACTTCGATGTTTTCTAGCAACAAAGACGCAACTATAGTGCCGTTTCATTGGGCGCACCCGTACAATATGGACTTGCGAGAGTTTGACAAAAAGCCATTTGACGATGTGCCTAATTACGAAGCGTTGTTAAAGATGTATCAGCAACAGGAGCATGCCTATACGGTATTGCACCAAGGTGAAATGATTTGCTCATTCGGGGCTATCAAGCTGTGGCCGGGCAACGCCGAAGTCTGGTTGCTTACGTCATATCAGTTTGAGCGCGTGCCGATATCGGCTACGCGTACAGCTATGCGCTACTTTAATCACATCGCTATCGACTTGCAATTGCACCGATTGCAGATGACAGTCGAGGTCGATAATTCATTTGCAGTTAGGTGGGCATCTGCGGTAAAATTCACTAACGAAGGTCGCATGCTAAAGTATGGGCCTGTCGGTCAAGATTACTTTATGTTTGCGAGGTATTTTTAATGGGCGGTTTGCTATCTTCAATGACTCGGGCACCACCA